CGATGGCCTACTTATTGGCGGCGGTTGTACCGCTGGCTTGCGGGCCATCAATGTAGGGATCGTGATGGGATACCGCAGTTTCGATCTGTATGGCGTTGACTCGTCATATACCGAGCAGTCACATGTTGATGGCCACCGCAGGGGCACGCCGATTCAGGTAACGTGCGCGGGCCGGACCTTTACTACGTCGCACGACATGGCGGCACAGGCTGACAGCTTCGTCGATGTCATGCGGGGCCTTGCGGGGCTGCCGATCGAGATCAACGTACACGGGGATGGTTTGATCCCTCATATTTGGAAACACCTAAGAGGTACGCCATGTCCGCAGTAATGGAAATGGTCGAAGCCGGCACTCCGTTCGTGCAATTCGAGATCCGAGCCATTGAGGATCGCAATGCATCTATCGCCGCTGGCCATGCGGTCTACAAGGATGTTGAATTCGTCAAGATCACTCCGCCCGGTGGCAATCTGGTCCACGAGGTAGCAGTAACCGATCAACACCGGGAGCGGTTCGAAAAGCAGTACGACGCATGGAAAAGGGGTGTCGAGATCCCGGTAGATGGCACTTCAATCCGCATGTGGCCGCCGGCAACGCCGTCCGTCGTCGAGATGTGCATAGCCGCCCGGATCCGCACGGTCGAGGAACTGGCCGAAGCCAATTCCAATGCATTAACCCGGATCGGCATGGGCGCGCAAGCGTTGAAGGAGAAGGCAGCGGCGTGGCTCAAAGAGGCCGAAACCCGTGGTGTGATCGCGGAAGAAAACGCCGATCTGAAATTGCAATTGAACGAACAGGCGGTGGCCATTGACGAGTTGCGCGCCGAGCTTGCGCGCCTGACGGCGGACAATCCGGCCAAGCGCGGCCCCGGGCGACCCCGCAAAGAGGGCTAGACCATGACATTTCTGGCCATCATCCAAGACGCATCCGACGAGATTGGGCTGCCTCGCCCCGTGTCGGCAATATCGTCCAGCGATACCCAAGTGCGTCAACTTGTGCGCCAAGCACAGCGTGAGGGGCAGATGCTAGCCCGGCGCCACAATTGGACGGCCCTCATTACCGAAGCCACGCACACGACCGTGGCGACCGAGCTTCAAGGCGTTATGACCACCATCGCCCCGGGTTTCAAGTGGATGGTGAATAACACGCAATGGAACCGGAGCCAACAAGAGGCCATCGGCGGCCCCTTGACCGCCCCGGACTGGCAGATCCTGCAAAGCGCCACCATTACCGGTCCGTATTACGACTACCGGATCCAAAACGGCAATCTCTTTTTGTACCCCGCCCCGACCGCAGGCGACACGATTGCGTTCGAGTTCATGAGCGCGAATTGGTGCCAGTCCAGCACCGGCACGGGGCAGATCAAATGGCTGAATGACACCGACACGGGCGTGATCGATGAAGAGTTGATGACCCTAGGTACCGTGGTTCGGTACAAAAAGGCCAAGGGCCTGGGGTATGCCGAAGACTTGCGCGACTACGAGATCGAAGTGAACAACGCTATAGCCCGCGACGGTGGCCGGCGGATCCTGAAGCTTGACGAGACGTACAGCAACCGCGAGCCTGAGATCCGGGCACCGGTCGGTAGCTGGAACCTGTAGCGATGTACCTGGAGGCTCTCCGCACACCCCAAGCGCGCGGCGCCGCAACCGCGAGCAGTCATTCGATGTCCGCGCCTGTAGGCGGGTGGAATGCGCGCAATGCCTGGCAGGACATGGACGAGTCCGATGCGATTATCATGGATAACGTGTTCCCCGAAACTAACGGGGTACGCTGGCGCCGCGGGCATACGGCGCATCTGACGGGCTTGGGCGCGGCGGCCGAATCGTTGATGGCCTGGAATGGCCCAAGCTCGAGCAAGCTCAAGGTAGCGGCTAACAGTGCGATCTATGACGCGACCGCGGCGGGTGCCGTGGGTGCGGCTGAAGTGTCGAGCATGACCAACGACCGTTGGCAGCACGTCAATTTTGAGACCAGCGGCGGCAATTTCTTAGTCTGCGCAAACGGCGCCGATGCGGTGCGCAATTACGATGGTTCATCGTGGACAACGCCCACCCTGACCGGCGGCACGTCGGCCAACATGATCCACGTCAATGCCCATAAACGCCGTCTATGGTTCACCGAGGTCGACACGCTGAGCGCGTGGTATCTGCCCGTTGATGTCGTTACCGGCACGATCACCGAATTTCCGCTAGGCGCGAGTGCGCAGCTTGGCGGCTATCTGGTTGCAATGGCCACCTGGACCCGTGACAGTGGATCGGGAATTGACGATCTAGCGGTGTTCATTACGGATCGCGGCGAGCTGATCATTTATCAGGGCACCGATCCTGGTAGCGCCAGCACTTGGGCACTGGTTGGTGTGTTCCGTATTGGCGAGCCCATCGGCCGGCGGTGCTTTTTCAAGATCGGCTCCGAATTGGTCCTGATCACCCGTGACGGCTACATGCCCATTTCCCGGGCAATCGCGGCCTCGAGGACTACCCAAGCCGCAGCCCTGTCCGACAAGATCCGCGACGCGGTAAACGTCGCAACCCGCGATTATGGCGCCAATTTCGGCTGGCAGCCGATCCTATATCCACGCGGCAATATGGCGCTTTTTAATGTGCCCATCTCCGCCACCGTGGCCTATCAGCACGTCGCCAACACGACCACCGGCGCATGGTGCCGGTTCATCGGCCAGAACGCTTTTTGCTGGGAATTGTTCAACGACAAGCTGTACTTCGGCGCCGCTACCGCCGTGAACTTGGCCGACAACGGACTGGCCGATCTATCGGTCAATATCGCGGGTGAGGTCAAAACGGCCTACAGTTACTTCGGCAATCCTGGCCGATTGAAATTATTCAAAATGGTGCGCCCGGTATTCGACACCGAGGGCGCCATCCAATGGGCCATGCGCGCGTCTGTAGACTTCGACACCTTGATCCCGCAAGACGTGTCTACCTATACCGGAACGACTGGCAGCGCGTGGGATACGTCGCCGTGGGATACGTCCGCATGGTCACAAGCGCCGCGCACCTTCCGCGAGTGGCGGGGCTTAGAGGGCCAGGGCTACGCGGCGGCCCTACACGTCAAGGCTGCCATCCAGGGCGTGTCCTGCCGCTGGTACTCGACCGACTGGCTCTATGAGCCCGGAAGCTTCGTATGAAGCTGGTATTTGGCGAGGACAAGCTAGTCGCCGATTGGGTCTATGGCACGCTGCGCCTAGATCCGCCCGCGACCTATACGTCTATCGGCGTGGCCGATGGGGTGCGCCTCGTTGCGGGCGTGGTGTATTCGAACTTCCGCGGCTGCGACATTGAGATGGTGGCCGCATCGAGTACAACGCGATGGTTGTCGCGGGGCCGGTTGGCCGCATTCTTTGCCTACCCATTTGAGCAATTAGGGTGCCGGCGCGTGACTGGGATCGTAGACAAAGGCAATAAGCACTCGCGGCGCTGGATGCTGAAATTGGGCTTCAAGCTCGAAGGTGTAGCACGCGAAGCAATGGACAACGGCCATGATGCGTGCATTTATGGCCTATTGCGGCGTGAGTGCCGCTGGATAACTGGAGAGCAACCCGATGGGCAAGAAGTCCGGCGGCTCGGCGCCGCAGCCGCCTGATCCGGCATTGACCGCTCAGCTACAAACCACGTCCAACAAGGACACGGCGCGCGAGCAGGCAACGCTAAACCGGATCAACAAGTACACGCCCTATGGCTCGTTGGTCAACGAGTACACCGGATCGCCGTTGGTGCCATTTCGCCAGACGGTCAGCTTGAACCGTGACGAGCAAGCCAATCTCGATAAAGAGCGCAGCCTGACCAATACGTTGCTGACCACCGGCCAGAAGCAACTGGGGCGCATCGACCAAACGCTAGCGACCCCGCCGCCCGAGGCGGATCTAGCCGCCCGCCAGCGGGTGGAAGAAGCGATCATGTCGCGCATTCAGCCCCAGGCCGACCGAGACCGGGAAGCGCTGCGCACGCAATTGATCAATTCCGGTTTTGACCAGAACAGCGAGGGCTATCGGCGCGGCTTCGATGAGTTCAACCGTGCTCAGAATGATGCCCGCATGCAAGCCGTTTTAGCTGGTGGGCGAGAGCAGTCCAGGTTATTCGGATTGGAGTCCACGGCCCGCATGCAGCCGCTACAGGATCTGGCAGCCCTGATGGGCACAAGCGGCGGGATAACTAACCCGCAGTTCGGCCAAAACCCGCAGACGCCTATATCGCCTACCAACGTGGCCGGTCCCATCAATGCGGCGTACCAAGGGCAGTTGAACGCGTTCAACGCCAATCAGCAGAACCGATCGAGCACCCTTGGCGGGCTCTTTGGTCTGGGCGGCTCGCTCGGCGCAGCGGCTATCACTGGCGGCCTCTTTGGATAAGGATTAGATCATGCCTATGCCACGACACCGCCGCAGCAAGTCAAAGACGGTCCGGTTTACGCCGCCTGATGGGATGCCTGGCGGTCTCCCGGCGCCCGTTGCGGCCGCCTACGCCAATGATCCGGCTCAAGGCGGCCTAGCCCGCATGATTGCCCGAGGGACCAGTACGGCGCCCGTGAGAACGCCCATGGAGGGCGTGGGGCGGATGAGCCAGGCTCTGCTCGGGGCTTACCAGCAAAAGCAGCTTCAGGACGAATACGCGCAGCGTGGCGAGCAGTACAACACGGGGCTGGCTCAGGCTTTGGCGGCGAGTTCGCCCGAGGGGCGCGAGG